GTGACGGGGTTTGCCATTTTAGCCTCGCTTCTTGACCCGCCACCACTGCCAGCCGCTTTCGGAGCCGACTTCGTGTTGGGGGAAAAACTCTTCCACCGCAGACTTTACACCATCCATAGGGTAATCGTCACCGCCCATGACGCCGCCCACCTTTAGCTTCGGCCACCAAGCCTTGATGTCAGCCAATACCTCGTCATATTCATGGCCTGCATCGACCCAGACGAAATCAACGCTGCCATCTCTAAACTCTGCCGCCACATCCACTGTCCGGCCTCGATGCACCTTGCAATCAAGACCATGCAGGCGGTCAATGCCATCCATAAAAAGCCCAAAAACACGTTCAAGATCAGGATCAGTTTTGTGCTCAGGTTCATTTGATCCGCCCCAGTGATCGACATAGTGAACAGAGATCGCCTTTCCTGAGTTGATGACCTCAACGCCAAGAAAGACGGCAGATTTTCCCTTCCAGCACCCCAGTTCGACAAACACCGAGCCATCAGATGCTTCTCTGACAGCCCGGCGATAGGGATCTGCAAAGTTAAACCAACCTTGGATCTGTTCGTAAAAGTGATCCATCACTTCTTCTTTTTGCTCATCCCAGCTTCTGACAGAGCAATCGCAACTGCCTGCTTGCGAGACTTGGCCAGCGGAGCCTTCTTCGGGCCTTTTGGATTAACGCCAGCATGAAGCTTGCCGCGATTGTACTCGTCCATCACTTTAGCGATCTTGTCCAAGCTTTTCATATTCGGCCTCCGTGTGTTCATGACCAAACTCGAATGAACCGATATGCCTCACGTCTTTTGACGTGTCATGGTCGATCCATATCTGATAGCCGCCAGCCTTCGCCAACTGACAGAAAAACATATCTTCACCCGCCCACATTCTGGCATTTGGCAGGTAGTGGATCTGAAACCAGGGATAGGCGAGCTTCTTGAACACGTCCGCCTTGATCAGCATTGCGCCCATACCCACGGCATCGCACTCCTCCAGCCCCGTCTTGTCTATGGAATAGATGTAAGACAGGGTTGAGAAATCTTTGAACGCAACTGTCTTCACTGGCAAACGCCTGGTGGCGTAATTACAGGCGATGATGTCTTTATCGTGCCTTGCCAGCTTCTCCACGAGATTGGATGGGAAACGCATATCGCTGTCCAGAAACAGAATATGCGTCGCCCCTTCCTTCAGGCTCATTTCGATCAGCTTCGTCCTTTGATCGGCGATCAGGGTTCCGTTGATAAAGTTGAGGTTGAATGTCGTTCCTTCTTTGGCTGTGCCGTAGAACCGCGCCGTCAGCATTGCCAGGTCATAACAGAAACCTGTGTTCACAGTCTCTCGGGCTGGGACGCAGATGCTAAGGTTCATTTATATTCACCCTCTTCAGACCCGCCTTCGTCCTCATACTCATCTGTATCGTCACCCTCGGCATCGTCCGTAATCGGTCCACCGACGATCCACGCGGCGCACGTACGTTTAGCAGCGCACTTGAAGTCAAACATTTCGCAGAAGCCCAAATCTCCAGCATCAATGACTTCCATCGCGTCATCTGCCATTCCATCCCCTAGACCCTCCTCGATGCAGTCGATGATGTGCTTCTTCTGATTGAACGCAGCGCAGTTGCCGCAGAGCATGTCTTTGGCTTCTTCGCCAGAGACCTTCCAGCGGCGACCCATTTTCGTCCAATACTGATCGTTAGGCTTGTTCGGGTCCATCGGTCCATAGTCAGCCTTGTCGATCGCCTTGCCCCTGTTTTTCATGTTCAGGGTGACGTCGCCGGTAGCCTGCGGGCAGGAATCGCCGCGCTCGCTGTCTTCCATGTCAATGGGTTCTGGACCCATGCCCATATCGTCTTCCATCTGGCGCGGCATGATGTGATCCTTACTTGAAGCCAACCATAAGAGTGGCTGTTGACGTAGCCAGCACCTTTGACGTGCGGATGGGGAGGATTGTTCCAACTGGCACAGCGTTGAATGTCACTGTTGTTCCCTTTTCAGTCACAACGGCCACATTGCCAGCACCGCCGACATAGATTGATCCAAAACTGTTGTCTGCTGTAGCGGAAGTTGTGATCGCAACCGCATCATCAAACGTGCGGCCATTCATCAAAAAGGAAGCCATTGCGTTCTCCTACTTCTTGCGGGACGCCCGCATATTGTCGATCAGGTTTGGATAGGGTCTGCCAGCCGTCTTTGCCGCCGCCATTGCAGCCGTCTTCTTAGCTGGCGTTAGCTTCTTGTCTGACTTCGTGGGATCTTTGGTTTTCCAAACAGGCTTCTTCATGGTCAAGCCTTTCCTTTATTTCTCGCCGAGATGGCTTTTGCCTTGGTCTTGGCATCCGCCTTTGAACTCGCTCCCCACGCTTGCAGCGATAAAAGTAAACGTGTTGGCTGTCCCTTTTCATCTCGTTCTGGCCCCGGCATGTTTCCCATACGTGCCAAGAATGACGCACGACGGGGATTATCGCCAGCCTTTACAGGAGGTTTGAGGTTCATCCCCTCAGCTTTTGCAGATGCACGGCCCTTGGCATTCAACCCGCCCTTGGGGTTCTTGCCTTCGGCTCTCTGCCAAGCAGGCGTCTTCGCCATCACACGATCCCGCTAATTGAGCGCCGGAGCGGTCTGCCCGGCCTCCATGCCAATGCTCGACCGCCAACCCCTGCGGCGGTTCCTGCAAACGTCAAACACAGGCTGTCCGCCAAGTCGGGCGAACGCATCCCGCGTTTTCTCATTCCGTCCTTGGACTCTACCACGAGTTTGCCAGAACTGGAAAACGTGTAACGTGGTGCGACCAGTTCATGTCGCAGCGATTCATCCCGTGGCAGTTTAACCGCCCTGGTTCCCAGCCAATCCTTTACCGAGATCCACAGTTCATCCCGCAGCCGATTGGCATTCGGGTTCATGGCGGAGCTTTCCGACACGTTCACGTCCCTGACGTTGTAGCCCTGTTCCCGCAGTCGATCGGCAACGCCGGAACCAAGGCCGATCGTATCAACGCAAATCTCGTCTGGCCGGTCCATCTTGGCTTCATTGACGATTGCACCAACCGTCTGCATCAGATCAAGACCGCCCCATGACTTTAGCTCGACAACGACGTTCCCGCGCCGTTTGCAGAGCGCAGTCCTGTCAGACCCAAAACGGGCGACGTCCACTCCATATATAATAGGCTCTGACATGGGCACGGTAATATCCCGATCAAAGGCTGCATCGACAAGCTCAGCCGGGATCAGCGTGTCGTCATCGCCCAGGGCGAACTCGCCCAAGACGCGGATACGGAAAGCGTTGGACGCCTCGCCATAGGTCGCCGCAATCTGCCGCACGAAGTCCGTCGAGACCAGCGGATTATCGAGACAACTGACGTGCATCCTGTTCCAGTCGGATGCCAGATCATGGTGCGTCTTGTAGAAAAGACCGGATGACCGGGTTGGATTGGAGATCAGGATCGTCGTCGCCGAATGCCCGGACATCGAGCCAGCCGCCGCCTCGAAGACTGCTTCAGGAACGGCAGACGCCTCATCAACCACCAGCAAGACATGCTCGGAATGGACACCGGCCAGAGCCTCGGGACGCTCTGCGCTGCTGGTCCTTGCCGATATGAAGCTGCTTTCTGGCGCACCCTTCAGCACAATCTTATCGGAGAACACCTCAAAGCTTTCCCGCAAGACAGGTGGAAGCTTGTTAATCCATGACTTAAGCTCAGCAAACAAGGCGTCGAACAACTGCGCCGCAGTGGGAGCCGTCACCACACCCTTCTGCGGATAACGGCAGGTCATATGCCAGATCAACGCCCATGAGCAGGCGGTTGATTTGCCCACACCGTGACCGGCTCTGACGCTGATGCGGCGTTCGCCCTTGGCGATCTTGTTCAGGAAATCCTTCTGCCAAGGCAGAGGGTCTGCCTTCAGGACATTTATGACAAAGCCAACCGGATCACCTGAATAAGTGCGGATGAAGTCGATGTAGGCGTCAGCGTCGAGGTTCTGAACTGTCATCTATGATTTCTTTTTTTTGGAAGATTGGGCGGACAAGGCAACCCCGGTAGGGGGGGAGGGGGGTCCACCCCGTCCTGCCTGATTACCTGTTACAGCCGGGTGTGGACGGTTTGCGATGCTTCCACGGTTTCACTGGCTTCACTGGTTTCCAAGGCTTCATAGGTTTCTGAGGGTGCTGTGGTGAAGCGGTGCGTGTGAGCAGGTGGTTCTGTGGTGAGGTGGTGCGTGGAAGCAGGGGATGCTGTGGTGAGGTGGTGCGTGGAGGCAGGGGTGGCCGCTACAGCTACCGCCCCCCGCCCATCGGGGCTGCCGGGGGGGTCTCCTGCATCCATGTCACCCTGCATCACACGCAATTCAAGCTCACGCTGCCTAATCGCATCCTGCCCCACCTTCGCCGCTTCCGACAGCTGCCGCAAAGCGTGCAAGTGTAAATGCTGATGGTTTACAGTGACTTCCTGTCTCTCCCCATATGTACCCGGTGAAAGCTTTGACGCCACCCATTGATAAGCGTTTATCGCGACGCGGGCCGCATTAGGGTCAATCCTGCCTGCGAGCGTTCCTGATGCAATGTCGCCGATAGTGTCAGCGTAGACGAGCGATCGGTTGGCGCAAGCGCGCAAATACGATAGACGGAAGCCGTCGTCCTGGTCCATCCACCGATACACGTTCCTAACGTCAGGCAGGTTCTCATTATCCTTGCATACATTCGCCAGCGATCGCCCTGCCGCAACCCCAGCCAGTATTTCATCAATCACAGCCGGCGTCTTTAAACTTGGCCTGCCTGTGATTTTCCCTTGTTTCACATAAACTTCCTGTGGAACCTTAACACGCGTGGGCGGGCGTCCAGCCCGTCTGGCGATCCGCTCTCGCCTTGCGACTATTTGCTCTTCTGTCATGACCTTGGCCATAATGTCGACCCTTTCCCTATTCGTTCTCATTATATGGCGAAAAATGCGTATTTCGTCAAATTGCGTTCTCAACACCATTTTGGGTCATAATATGGCGAAAATAGATGGATGGTTGGTTGGTTTCCTATTTACAACGCATCATGCGTTGCATATTGTTTTTGTTATAGGCAGTGGATAGTGCTGCCTGGCAACGCTGCAAACGAAGGAAAACGGCAATGAAAAATCGGATTTTTAGCGTCGACAATCCAAAGGCGAGCAAGGCGCAATCGTTTGGATGGTTGAATGGAATTCACTATATGGCGCCTGCTAGGCTTGCTGGCGTTGGAAACCTTTGTGGCAATGCGTCGCCAGGTTGCATTAACCTATGCCTAGGCGAACATTCCGGCGCGGCCATTTACTACCCTAGCGTGATGCAATCTCGAATTGCAAAGGCCAGGCGCTTTATGAAACAGCGCAAGGCCTATATGCGCGACATGTGGCGCGCCATTCAATCCGCAATGCGCCAAGCTATCAATGGTGCTCTTAAGCTTTGCATTAGGCCCAATGGTTCAACCGACATTGCATGGGAAGCTATTCGCGACGAAAATGGCCTAACCATGATGGACGCTTTTCCGACAGTCCAATTCACGGATTACACCAAATCGTTCAAACGCGCGCTTGCCCACGCGCAAGGCAAGCTTCCTGCAAACTATCATTTAACATTTTCTAGAAGTGAAATTAATGAGCCGCAATGCATCGAAATATTGCGCGCCGGCGGCAATGTTGCTGTCGTGTTTGCCGGCGCTTTCCCTGCTACATGGAACGGCTTCCCAACCATAAACGGCGACGAGCATGATCTTCGCCATTTAGACCCACGCGGACATGTTGTGGCGCTTTCGCCTAAAGGCGGAAAAGCCAAGCGCGACGCGAGCGGCTTTGTTGTTAGAACGTCTTAACCCTATAGAAAGGAAATAATGCAATGCTTAAGCTTTCCGAAAAGGCGCACAAGGCGCTTTCCGATGCAATGTGCAAGCGTGGTCCGCGCAAGGGCCTATTGCTTTCAAGCGCGCCTAAAATGCGCACCGATGCATACGCGGCGTGGTCGGCCGCAATGATGAATGTAAACCCGTTCAAAGTCGGGATTTATGCGCAAATCATGATGCGCCCCGAACAGCGTGAAATTTATAATGAAATTGAGAATTGTTGGCAAAGCTTGCCACCAAAGGTCCAAGCTATTTTGAAATATGGCTTAGATAAAGATAGGCGCGCTTTAGAAGATTTGGGCGCGTGGTAATTCTGGAAAGGGTAAAAACCATGGGGTCAATAATTGAAGCCATTGCGGCGCTTGCCGCTTGGCTTTTCGTGGGCAGCGTTTGCGCCTTGTGTTTTCTGTAATAAAAAGGCCGGGCTATGTGTCCGGCTTTTTTTTGTTTTGCGTTTGCGCGTAACCTTAAAACGAAACCTTAACCTAGGGGTCACCTAATGAAAATCGAACCATCCTACCAAAGCTTGGCCTATTATGAAGCCCGTGCACGCTCAAAAACCATCGCAGAATTAAATGGCGCTTTGCGGGATATTTCGGCGACGCTCCCCATATACCGCGAGCGTGACACGCGTGACCCTTACGTTGCCAAGCTGCTAGCCGAGATGGATGGCATTACCTTTGAGCTAATGAGGCGTAGGCGTTTGCAACGATAGGATTGGCATAGGCTGACGCTGGCTGGCTGGCTGGCTGACGCTGGCTGGCTGGCTGGCTGGCTGACGCTGGCTGGCTGACGCTGGCTGGCTGGCTGGCTGACGGCTGACGCTGGCTGGCTGGCTGGCTGACGGCTGACGCTGGCTGACGGCTGACGCTGGCTGACGCTGGCTGGCTGGCTGACGCTGGCTGGCGGCTGGCTGACGCTGGCTGACGCTGGCTGACGCTGGCTGGCTGGCTGGCTGGCTGGCTGGCTGGCTGGCTGACGTCATCCAATCGACTACGATTTTTAGAACTCATTTTTCCCGAAAATTTTTCGAAAACCCAATCGACCACGATTTTCAAACCTCATTTTTCCCGAAAATTTTTTCAAAACGGGATCGCATCATTTATCAATGTTCCCGTCGTGTTCTTGTTCTGCATGTAAGCCCCTGGAAACTGCTTCTTGATCTCATAGATCAACCCGGCTGCGTCCGGCCTCTCGAACAATGCCACCACCTCATCGAAGGCCACTACAATGTGGTCTGGATGCCGTTTGGCTGCATCTGGAACATCATGCGGACTTCGGACGAAGCAATAGCGCCTGCGGCCATCAGGAGAGCCGTGGAACCACATTTGGCCTACATCCTCAGGTCTATGCCCTGCGGCCTTCGCAGCCCTGTCCAGCGCCTCCCAGCCCCTCGCCATCGCCATCGCCTTCTTACCCGCCAGCTCGATGTCCACGGCTTGGATGGCCTCATCTAGCTGATGCCGGGCGATGGCGAACTTCGCTGCAAGGTCTGGCGGGGCGAGCCGCTCCAGCCTGCCGATGCCCCACTCGCCTTCGTATTTGATGGCTGCCTGGTCTGCTGCCTGTACCGCCGCCCATAGGCCAGCGTGCTGCGCTGTCTTTGCTCTGTTTATGGTTCTGTCGGCCATTGCGATGTTCGTCCTGCTCATTAGTTGACCCTGTTTTCGTGCTTGTGCTTTGCATTTCGGTCGACGGGAAGATACGTTTCACCGAGACTTTCAGAATAGCGCTATGATACGTCATCCTATCTTCCCGGCAAATATATTATGCCTATATATCAATTACTTAATTAAAGTTAAAAGGAAAGTCCAAACAGTCGACTGCTATCTTCCCCTCCTTGAGGTAGACGGGTTTGAGCCAAAAGTGTCAAATTCTTTCATTCTGTCTTCCCTCCTATCTTCCCCTGTTTCAGCATCATCAGCCCATTAAAGGATAGACTTCCTTGGTTGGTCAGGGTAACTAGGTAGACATTGGCGATTAGGAGCCAATACGACACAAGGACATAGTGACATGCCGGAGTTTGAACTTCATAACGACATACCAGCTCCCCCAACTGCCCCTACGAGATGCTTCTACCCATTCCGTGATATGCAAGTTGGGCAGTGCGCAGTTTTCAGATTGGATGACCCAACTTTTGTAGAGAGCAGGATAAGAAAGTTGGTGCATCGTTACCTACTTCGTAAGGGCATGGAATTTACATGCAGGCTTGACCGACCTGCCGGTGTATTCCGCGTCTGGCGCATCAAGTGACCCCATAATTTACCCCAATGGCTGAGCTATTGGGGTAAACCCTCACCCTTTCTTCACAAACTTGGCCTGTCCCTTGTGAGGCTGCGCTGTGAACTGTCCATCCCGCGCCCACCCGTTCTGAAGCAGGATCGAAACCACCCTGTTGCTCATCATCCTGTCGCGCCTGCCCACCTCGATCAGCATGTCGGACAGGATCTGGCTCACGCAGGTCTCAGACTTGCCCATGACCTTGGAGAGCACCTCAGACGTCCAGGGATCGTCAATGAGCCTTGCCTTCGTCTCCGTGGCTGCAATCGTCTCCGCAGACCTTGTAAGCCACCACTGCTCGCCCTGACGGTATCTATGGACTGCCTCTCCCCAAAGCTGCACACGGTCCCGTTGGAGGCCTTCTGTGTCGATCTTGCCGACCTTCACCGGCCAGAACCGCCTGTTCCCAGTGTCGTCCCTGAGATAGTCCGTCCGATTGGTAGAACCGATGAACACGCACTGCCGGGGAAAGGTGACTTCGTTCCTGCCGTAAGGCGGCCTGAACCGCTCCTCTGATCTACTGATGAAAGCCTTGACCACCTCCACCTCGGCCTTACTGACGTTGGCAAGTTCGGCCAGTTCGATGATCCAGCGACCCCTGACGTATCCACTGGCTTCCTTACTGTGCATCGGAGGAAGGCTGTCACCAAAGAACTCTGTTCCGGCTAGCACCTTGGCTGCGGTGCTTTTCCCAGCCCCTTGGTTACCCTCTAGGATCAATACACCGTCCGCCTTGCAGCCCGGCTCCATGACCCTTGCAACCGCGCTCAGACACCACTTGATGCCGACCTCTTCGACATACTGCTTGTGCATCGGGTCTTCGACTTCAACGCCGCAATACAAAGTTAGCCAATCGGCTAACCTGCTCTGACTATCCCAAGCCGCTTCGCAGTCCTCTAAGAAATGCTTCACGGGATTGATGATGGCGTCGAACACCACATCGTCAATGGCGTCGGCGACCTGGTTCTTGGCCGCTCTGGGGAAAAGGTTCCGGTTGAACCATGCTGTCGCGCTCAAGATGTCGCGGTCCTCAATCTCCCGCGGCTTGAAGGATCGGTCGATCGGGGTGCCTGGGATAGGCTTCAGCAGGATCTTGCGACCTGTGAAGCTGTTGTAGGCCAGCGTCTCCGTCCATTCGCCATGATGACGGATTGTGTGGGCAAGGTTTGCATGGTTGCTGATCGCCCATCCCTTTGGATCGACGACAAGTTTGTCCTCCCACGGATCGCCCAGAAACAGGGTCCGCTTGATCGGCTGCTCCTCCGGCGTGTTGCCGCTGATCTGCTTGACCGGCTTCTTGGCTTCCAGCGCCTCCGCTTTGGCGTCTAGGTCGTGCTGAAGATCAGCAAAGAAATCGTCATCATCGAATGTATTCCTCATCACTTCCACCATTCATCTGCGCTGACCTCATCGCCCTGACCGGCAACCGCATCTGTTTCGTCTTGTTCTTTGGCTGCAATGCTAATGTCCATCGCGGCGGACAACTCCCGCTGCGCCGCCCTGACATATGCAACCAAGGATCGTTGAGCGTAGTTCGCTCCCGGCAAATCGCCAACTGATACAAAGTCTCTTGCCAGCCGTGCATAAAGCCCGACATAGGCGAAATACTCATCTGCCGTTTGCAGCGTGTCTTTGAGAGTGTTAAATTTAGTCATTGCCTCCGCTTTCCTCCCAGGCGTTGAGGCGATCGACGGCGCAGCAGTCTGACCCCCGCTGCGCCGTCTTTCTTTTTAGAAGATGTCGTCGCCGGACAACTCAGGCTTGCCAGCCGGTGAACCGAAGTCCTCCGCCTCGATCACGCCCCAGTCTGTAGCGCCTGCACCCAGAGGCTCGCCCTTGCGGGTGATCCAGACGCCATTCAGACCAGCCGCCACACCGCGATTGCCCGCAGCGTCATAACCGTAGAAGTTCAGTTCTGCTGCCCCATAGTTGCCGGATTGCAGATGTTCCTCTGTCGCTGGAAGGCGAGCCTTTCCTGCCTGGGCGCGCACTGGCTTCTTGCTGCTGGCTGAGAGGTACCAGTTCCCACGGAACTCATCTCCCTTCATGTATTCGCCAGACTCGGCATCCTTTTCGTCGCCATCCCGCAGCGGATTGCGCAGACCCTTCGGTGGTTTATCCCCAAATTTCTTTGCAACAGCCGCCTTCATTGCCGCCTTAATGGCTGCGATACCTGCTTCGTCCGACTTTGGGATAATGAGGGTGATGCTGTATTTAGCCTCTGCGCCTTCAGCAGCAGCACGAGGCTCCAGCAGGTGAACGTAGGCGAAGCGAGCATCCTTGATGACAATGCGTGTATTTGCGTTTTCCATTTTACCGTTTCCTTCGGTTCGACGTTTTAGAAGTCTTCAAGCTCCAGATCGGCAATGGTTGCCACATCCAGATTAATCGGGATTGATAGCTCGATAGACTTCCCTTCATATCCCGGCCAGACGTTCGATGCCATGCAGTCGGAATATATCTTGGCGATCCTGTTCATGGCTGACCATCCGGCGTTGAGCGCCGCTTGATCGAGCGTGTAACAGGCAACCGCATATGGTGGCTGCTTTTCAACAGCAATGAATGTGAACGGCGCAATGCCCCCGGTTGTTTCTGCAACACCGTCGATGTAGTGCGCCGCTTGCATGTAATAGCCATACTGCCTGATCGCCCTCGCAAACGCTTCAGGCGAGGCGTCGATAGTCGTCTTCAGATCGACGATGCCTGCCGATCCAATGGCGTCGATCCCAGCCTTGCATGGAACCTTGGAGTCGTAGCCGGTCCAAGTTGTCTGCTGTTCGGTCACGCAGCCGGTCAGCAACTCAGCAGCATGTTTGCTTGCCCAGACGCTATCGCGCATCCGCAGCGCCTTATCTAGATCGGCAACAGAGATGATGGGTAGGCCAATCCGTTCCAGCTTTTCCTTCTCTGCTTTGCCTTCCTTGGTCGTCCAATTCAGTTCTTTGACGCTGAACAGGTCTGCATGGGATTTGTGCGGCTCCAAGATCATCGCATGGACTACAGTTCCAAACACCTGCGCAGGCGTTGGCGTCCTGTTCATCTCCATCGCTGCCTTATAATGAGCAGGCGATCTAGCGAGTAGCTTGGCTCCAGAGGCTGATAGCGCCTCCAGCTTAAAGTAGTCGTTTTCCACTGTTGTTCTCCCTAGTTCGTTGCTGCCCAGAAGGCGATCAAGGCGGCATCCGCCCGACCGTCATCTTTGACCCTGCGAAACAGATGGGCATATGCAGGGAAGCACTCTGCCGCCCGCATCCTGTTTCCGTCTTTGCCCTCGCGGGCTCCGACTGCTTTCTTCCACTTTTGAGGCGTTACATACTCCACCGGGATTTGCAGACTTGAGCATATCCCGATGCACAATCCATACGCCTTGCCAAAAGCAAACATGGAACTGACGCCCTGCCCTGGTCTTGCGCCTACCAGCTCAATGATTGCTCGATCTGGTTTGCGTGAAGCGATAATCCCAGCCAGCATCGGCGGGCTGATTTCGCGCTTCATTTTGTTTCCGCGCTTCACCTCAAGCGTCGGCATGTCCTCGATGTCCAGCATACCAGTATCTGGATTGAAGAATGCCAACGCGCCAGATGCGCCAGGGTCTATCGCGACGATGACGGCCATTCGAGCCTCATTTCCAGTCCCATGACCTTTGCATATGCGATCGCTGTTTTCAGATTGCAGGAATTACCCCTCTTCGATGCACTGTAGGTAGCCGTCGACATATTGGCTTCGTCGCTGACCGCCCGCGTCGACTTCTCCTGCCGCTTGCGTTCCTTCTCGATGACCCTGAAGAAATCATCGACTGTTCGAATGCGATAACTCATTCGGTGCCCTCCTCGATGATCGGCTGAACGGCGTCAGTGAACGATCGGCGGCGACGTTCCACTGGCAGTTTGTCTGCCTGCCATTCGCCGCACCATTGCGTCCGCGCAACCCGTGTTTGGTTTGGATAGCGCATACAAGTGAGAGATCCACCAGTCTTTTCCTTCGTGAACCTACAGTTCAAACAGGCTTCTGTGTTGCGTTCCATTAGTCACTCGCTTTCGGATAGCTGGTCTGGATCGCGACTTCCAGCGGCGTCATGCCGATTTCGTTCATGTAGACGGCGAGGATTGCGCTTTCCTCCCGCCGTTTGGTTTCGTCCATCTTGCGCAGGGTGATGATCTTGCGCAGGATTTTGACATCATATCCGCTGCTTTTGGCCTCAACATAGATGTCTTTCACATCCTGTTTTAGCAGGCTGATTTCGTCTTCCTGCTTCTCGATGCGCTCAACAATGCGTGTCAGCTGGCTGTTTTTCAGATCGGACATTCTAGCCTCCTGATTGCTGTTGCTCCTGATCTAACTCTCGCAGCACCAGTGCTGCATATCCCATGATGTCCACCCAGTGATCCGGCTCGCAGGCGTTGCCGCTTAGGATGCGAGCAATCTTTTGTTCAATCATCTCCAGTGATTCCCGCATATACTCTGGCAGGTCATGCCAGTTAGGACTCGTCCTTATATGGCCTTTCAACCTCTGTGACATCGCAGACTGTACTGAGTACGATCCGTGCGTCTTTTCTCGGCTCTGCAAGGTAGCCTCTATAATCTGGTCCATTCCGTTCCTTCCATTTTCTGACCCCGTGTATGACTGTTGTGTGGTCTCTTCCACATATCCGTCCGGTCTCCGCATATCCGTATCCATTTGAGATAAGAGCGAAGAAAACCTCTGACCTTGCTCTGACGATTGGTCCATGTCTGTTCTGCCCCCTGATGATTTCCCATGTAACGTCTCTATTGCGAAGGATCGGTAGAACGATTGCCCTGATCCTATCGCGCTTCAGACCCCTTGTTATCAGCATGTCGTCCCTGCTGAACGTTCCATCAAACTCTTCTTCCTTTTGCTCAGGCTCCGGTTCCGGCTTAGGTGGCATGACGATCATGGGCAACGCGACAGGCTTAGGTGCTGGCCTTGGCTTTGGACCATCAAGCTTTGCCCTGATCGCCTTGTAGTGCGCCTGCCAGTCCGTTACCGGAAACTCTCCACTAGGTATCGCCGTGCCTCGCGCAGTGTTTTTGTGTGCTTCAAGTCCCCGTTCCAACTTAGCGCCCTCCATACTTTTCTCGCCTTGCTTTCCTGTATCCACCCTATTTCCCTGTCAAAGTATTTGACCGCGTAGATGCCGTCAAAGCCCTTCTGCAATCTGATCGGCGGCATGTCAGCCTCCCATCAGGATGCAGGCGGTGAATATCACGCCGATGGTTGAGAGTGCGGCGAAGATGTTTGCGATTTCGTAGATTACCGTTTTCATCGTTTTGACCCCGTGTTTGCATTACCAGTTGAATGTATCCTGTAGAAGTTTCCAAATGCTTAATCCCAGGAACAGGATTGCTCCATTGCATCCGATCACGATCACCAGCGTGAACATGGTTGAGATGACGTTAAGAAGCAGGAGTTGGTAGTCAGTCATTGCCTTGCCTCCTGTGCATCGGCAACGCAAACCAGGTGAGCATCTGCCGCACCAAGGTATCCAAGCTTTTGCAATGCCTCTCGCTGTCCAACCATCTTGCCAGTCACCAGGTTGCAGATCGGGCAACGCTTCTGCGCCATTGGCTTGTTAAACCTGAGTTTTAGCGTTGGTTTGTATAGGCTAGACACTTTCATTTTTGACCCCCAAAGCAGCCATGAGCATTTCGCGGCATTCCAACGGCATCGGATATTCGTTAGCTTTTTGAATAGCCCGTTCCAGATCGAATACCCTTTGCTCCAGTCGATCACAGAGCCCCTCCACCATCAGGTATTTCTTGTGCCAACTCTCTTCCTGCGCCGCCCAATATTCCACCTGCTTCATTCTGGACATTGCAGGTTCTCCATTATCTCCTTGATGCGCTTGATGTGGACCATCAGTTCCGCATAGTGCCGCTCTTGGGCGGCTTGATCCGTTGCGTAGTACACCAGCAAAGCGCAGTCGGCGATGTCGCGGGCGACGCCTTGCAGCTTGATGTACTCGACGGGAAATTCGCTTTTCATCGTTTGACCCCCGTTGCAGGGCGGTGCGAATCACCAGCCCATGTAAAATAGAATATTAGGCAGAAAATATTTTGTCCATAGAAAAAACGGCGGTGACGGATATTTTTTCCGCAACCGCCGTTTCTGGTTAAAAATCAGTTACTTATTGGCCTAGCAATCCGCCTTGTTGCATCGCAGCATCAGCATTTCCCTGCATGATGCCGTAGTTTGACGCGGCCCGCAGGTACATCATTTCCTCTGGCGTCAACTGCCTGCGCTGTATGCCAGCACGCCCGGCTCGCATCAGTTCCGATGCACGTTCCGCATTTGCAGCCGTCATTGAGGTAGCGGCCTGACGTCCGGCAAGCCCAGCACCATACATTGCAGCAACACCCAATGGACCACCAGCCGCATATCCAGCCGATCCAGAGATGCCGCCACTAACAACACCAGTCGGAGCAAGCTTGCCAAGATAACGCGCTGCGTTTTCGAGAGGTCCGCCTTCAGCAACCCGGCGGATTGCATTGCGCTCCTGTTCCGTAAAACCGCGCATCCTATTTCTGTTCATGGCAAGCTGCCTGAATTCAGTGCGAAGCGCATTCTCATATCCAGAACCAGAAAACTGACCAGCGCGTGTAGCCGCTCGATCAATTAGTTCATCAACGACATTGGCCTTAGCTTGACGGCCCCAGAGTTGACGAGCTTGGTTAAACGCATCAATGCCTTCTCGCGCATTCCCAGCAACGACATCGTTAGGTCGAAGCCTATTTACAAAATTGTCTAGTTCACTGACGATCATGGCAGATGCAGCCCTATCGCTAGGATCCTGAGACCTAGCAGCAGTCTGGGCAACCTTACGAACCGTATCAAGATCGACAAGATCGACGTTCTGACCGGTTAGTTCTTGAATGCGGTTCAATGCCCTAGTCGCACGAGGTTGCAAAACAGGATCGAGGCCAAAATCATCGGCAACTCGTGTCACGTTCTGTACAAGATCATCAATCCTGTTCTGACCAATTCGAACACCAGCCTGTCTAGCCGTGTCGTAAGCCTCGTTTGCCTGATTTCGCAATGTAGCAGCAGCAGGCGGCGTGACATTGCGAGATGCAAGGCTACCAAGGCCAGACACGCCGCCGCCAAGCAACATGCCAGTAGTCATGGCTTCAGGGATATTGTAGTCGCGTCCAGCAGCCTCAGCGGCACTCGTAAGGCCAGCCTCAGCAGCACCAGCGCCAATGCGCCCGGTGGTTGTTGTAGGGCTTGCAGCAGCTCGAACCATTTGCGTTGCTGCGGTTGCAGGAGCCAATGCCTCTGCCCCTCTTGCAGCCACACCAAACAGGCCGCCACCAAGCATCAAAGGAGCGATGCCAGCAGTGCGCAATGCAATCTCTTCTGCCGTTCCAAGGCCCTTCTGAGCCTCAGCGGTCCTCGCACGTTCCTGCGCAAGAAGGTCGGCATAGCTCTTCTGGTTAACGGCGGCCTTAGCCGCTGCCTGAAGCTTGTCCCAACCACCCATTGTCAGGATGTCGTTGAAGAACCGCAGCTTGTCTGTGGCAGACTGAAGCAACGGCTTTTCGGTGGACGGGGCGGCATCTGCAAAAGAAGACCAATCATCCTTTTTTGCCGATGGCGCGTCCGGAAATGAGTCCCAATCAGAGCTTGCCATTACGGAACCACCTTTCTTCTGCCATCGGGTGTCATAAAGACAGTCCCGGATGGAAGTTTGCGGGCCTCAGCAGGAGAATTGACTACCGGGATCGTTGCTGCCGGTTGTGCTCCAGCACCAGGAGACGGTTGGCCTTCACCCATGTCTTCACCAGCAAACTTCTTCAGGTCAAATTTTTGACCATAGTCCTTTTCGTAAGCGCGCTCTTTAAGTGTTTGGAACGCTCTTATCTTTGTCGCTATGTTGGAAAGAGCGCGTTTCAAATCGTCTGGTGATTTGGCCTGGTCCAGACTATCAATCGTGGACTGAAGAAAAACAAGTTCCTTTTCAGAAACAGGGCCAAGCGCGCCACCTGTTGCCGAATTCTGTCGTATTGTGTTAAGCGCCTCAAAACCAAGATTTGCCTTGATCGTCGCCAAATCTGATTGCAGGTCTCTAGCCTGCGTTTCAGGGACAACAGCAAGTAATGAACCGCGCCCAGCAGACCACTTACTTACATTGCCCTGCGCCCTGTTGATTGTATCCAGCACGTTCTTGGATTGCAGCATTTGGCCCGCGAGTGCCTGTTCGACCTTTGGCTGATTGATGCGCATCTCAGCCCTATTCAACTCAATGCGTTCAGCAGCCTTAACCGCGCCAGCCGGGTCAATCTTATCCGCCAATTCGGCGAAAGCTTTTGCCTTGGCCGGATCAGCAGCGTTTATCAGCGGATTGCTGGCAAGAGCACGAAGCCTTGCAGCCTCTGGATTGGTCGGCGTCGGCATTGATACTACGCCACCAGGAGTGGCTGGGGCAGAAGGCGCAGCAACAGTCGGTGCTTCAGCAACCGGAGGCCGCCCGGTTTCTGGATACCGCGAGTAATCCAACGCCATGTTATCAGCAGGAGCTGGAATCCCAACCTGCAGTGCACCCATTGCAGGGGCAACAGGAACAGCAACCGGAGCAGCCACGGGAGCAACTACAGGCTGCATAGCCTGACCTTGCTGGCCGATGCCAAGGCTTTTGGCAATCTCAGCCTGCGCAGCCATCTCCAACGGAGACCGCATTGCCTTCTTAACCGCGACTTCCTTCGTGATCGTCAGAAGCTGGTCAATCGGCATCGTCTTGATAAGGCCGACATTATCAATGCCAAGATCTTTCGCCAAAGCCTCTGGATTCTCGTCACGAAGCTTGCGAAGGTTCTCCTGCGCTGAGACAGTTTCCTGCATCTGTCTGAGAGCGATTTCCTTCTCAGCAGCCATAGCCCTTGCAGATGTCAGTTGCGGGGCAAACAACTCAGCCTGCCTCTGCGCCGCCTGACGCTGCTGCTGAAGCATCGCATTTCGAACGATTGACTGTTCAATGTTGGTTCCAATGTTGCCCAACTGCGCCAGCTTCTCAGCCCTCTGCGCACCCGTCTGACGCTGCCCAGCAGCCAGCAAGGTAGAGCCAAGCTGCCCAAGCATCGACAAGCCAAGACGGCGCTGATCTTCAGGAGACAGCATCGCAAGCATGTCCTGCTGCTGCCCGGTAGTCGGCGCAGCGCCGCCACCTAGCAACCCACTTAGGCCAGACCAAACATCGCTGCCAAACTTACTAGCGGACCCAAGCAGCCCGCCGCCGATTTCATCATCAGCCATTGGTCATTCTCCGGTAGAAGTGGTCCGCGCTGTTGCAAGCGTGTTTGCATCAGTTGGCGTCGTCACACGCAGCCATGAAGGAACTTGCGCTCCAGCAATGTTGTATCGGCCCAGTTCCTGCGCAATCTGCGGATAGATCGAAGGTGTCGCCGCAGGATTGAAGACAGGGAGCATGTTGGGAAGCTGCGACTGATACTGCATCGACCGCAAGAAAGCATCTTGGATCGAAGGTGCGTACATAGCCGCAGTATATGCCGGGCCAGGGCCAGTGACGTTTTGCCCAACGACAGTTCCTCCAAATGGAACCTCACGGATGCCAGATTGGAATCCTGTGAAGCCAGAAGGCATAGTAGATGACGTCACATTTTGCGCTTCACCAGACTTGATAAGAGCTGCACGTTGAGCCAGCAATGCAGGATCAGTCATCGCCGTTCTAAACTCGGCCTCCATAGTGGCGAGATCCATCCCGCCAGCAGCCTTTCCAAGCCAAAAATTCATACCTTTTGTGTCGGCGGTTGATCCGATGATATTTCTATATAGATTGGAAATATCAGCCGCTGTAACAGTCTGCTTTACGCCGCCGGTTGTCGTTTCACCAAGCAACCCACCAGTCGTCGTGCCGGTAGTTGTGGCTTTAGCCTTTATGCTATCCAAAATTGACTGCCATGTGCTGGCATTCGTGACCTGGCTAGCCCCTGACTTAATGAGGTCAGCAGACTGTTGGATAGCAGCAGAATTGTTGCGGGCATCCATAAAGTCAGATACCATCTGAGAAATGCTTTTGCCGCTTTTAAGCCAAGCATTAACTTCATCAGCAGTCCCCGTTCGACCGATCAAGCTATTATAGAGCGATTGAATGTCAGACGCTGTTGGACCTTGAACCCCACCAGTTACCCCACCAGTCACCCCACCAGTCACCGCATCAGTTGTATTACCAGTTGTTACCTTACCAGTTACCGCATCAGTTGTATTACCAGTTGTTACCTTACCAGTTACCGCATCAGTTGTATTACCAGTTGTTACCTTACCAGTTACCGCATCAGTTGTATTACCAGTTGTATTACCAGTTGTTACCTTACCAGTTACCGCATCAGTTGTATTACCAGTTGTTTCATCAGTTGTATTACCAGTTGTTACCTTACCAGTTACCGCATCAGTTGTATTACCAGTTGTTTCATCAGTTGTTGCTCCCAACAAACCACCAGTCACCGCACTAGTTGTCTTACCAGTTGTTTCATCAGTTGTTGCTCCCAACAAACCACCAGTCACCGCACTAGTTGTCTTACCAGTTGTTTCATCAGTTGTTGCTCCCAACAAACCACCAGTTACCCCACCAGTTGTTGTCGCGTTGGTAACGCCGCTTAAAACATCAGCCCATGTCGTCGGATTAACAACTTGACTTGCGCCAGACTTAACAATGTCCGCCGCCCTCTGGACCGTAGCCGCATTGTTCTTTGCAGCCATAAACTCAGGAGCCATTTGGTCCATCGTCATGCCGCGATTGACCCACCAAGCCACCTCATCCGGCGTTCCGGTTCGGCCAATGATTGATTTATAGAGCGACTGCACTTCATCTGCGGTCGAACCAGTTGTTTTACCGCCCATGACGCTAGGAAGGGTTGCGGAAGTTGTAGTTGTAGGAGCAACATTTTGAACGATGCTATTCCAAGACGTCGGATTTGTGATCTGGCTTGCTCCAGATTGCACGATTTCTGCCGCCCGCTGAACCTGTGCGGCGTCGTTTCGTGCATTAATGAAATCAAGCAGCATCTCTCCCCTGCTTTTTCCAGTATTTAGCCACCAAGCCACCTCATCCGGCGTTCCAGTGCGGCCAATGACTGAATTGTAAAGGTCTTGAACTTCTGCTGCTGTCGCCATTGTCTTTACCCCATGTATCCGAATAAGCCTGCAAACAGGTCGTCTTTCACTTTTGGACGATGCGACACACCAGCCAGCATCGGAGGCGGCCCCTTCGGCGCTCCAGCAGCCATCAAGGCATTACCTAGCGACGACAACCCTGCCAGTTCCTTCGCCGTTGCTGGAGTGATCCCAGCAGGCTCCAGCCGCGCATCGCCGCCTTGCACTGGAGCCAGTATATCAGGCATCCGCTGTCCTGGCATCGGGGTTGCTGGTGGTGGCTGCGGTGATCCGCCGCCCAGAAGCCCAGTAATCGGGCTGGCAAGGAAACTCAAGCCGCCGTTGAGATATCTCTGATCTAGATCGCCAAGTGCGCTAACCGGGTTTGACCAAGGAGGCGAAACGCCAGCAGGAGCCGGGGCTGGTTGACCTGTGAACCCAAGTTCCCCTGCATACTTTTCGCCAATCTTTGTGATGTTCTCAACGCCCCCACGATCGCGTACGGCATACCAATCCTTGACCCCCTTGTTCGCCATTCGCTCCAAAGAGAAATCGACTTGCTGCTGCCAGTTTGATGCAGATGGAATCTCGCCATACTTCTGCACAAACTCATGTGCCATGCCGCCTGGCGCAACCTTTGTCGGATCACTTGATCCTGAATAAAGCTGATACGGACCATAAGAATAGCCGCGAGCATCCTTGTTCCCAAAGGTAGGCGATCCAATGGTTTTTGGGTTCAAACCTTCCGACTTAGCGATACCAAGAGCCATTGCGGGGTCTACATTGTAGCTCCTTGCGCGCTTCCAGATGTAATCTGCAATCTCATTGATGTCAGCCATGACGCATCCTTTGATCGTCGATTGCTTTGTCGATGATTGCCAATCTACGCAGCATCTCGGTTCGCTTCGCTTCCGGCAAATTGTCGATGCGCTTGCGGTTGTCATCGAGAAAGCCAGTGCAATCCCAGCAATCCCGACCAGTCTTTTCGCCCAACCCATAACCCGGCGGCATGTCTGCCCCGACTTCAGCCAGATAGTCGAATATCTGCTTTTCCGTCCAGTTCTCAACCGGCATGATGTATTCGATGCCGTCGATGACCTGTCCATTCTTGGACGTTGATTTGCGTCGATCGCCCAACCGCTGACCCTTGATGATCTTGGTGCAACCCAAGTCCTTGATGCCCTGATAAAGCGGTATCCAGATGTTGATCGCGCAGCACTCAAGACACGATTGCATTGTCGGCCCTGTATTGCCGGTGATGACCTTGCCAAGCGCCGTGTTCTCGACTGGTACAACGTCAACCGGCCATCCTCTTTCCGCGATGTTTGCAGGCTGGTCCGACTTCAGATGAACAAAGTGCGGCAACCTTTTGGACCATCGCTCCATATAGTCGATCATCTCAGGATAGGAAGCTCCAGTGTTCAGCCAGACAACATAGATGTCGTTCCATCTCTCTTTATAGAGATAGAGACAAGCAAGGCTGTCCTTGCCGCCGCTGAACTGAAGCGCCGTATCGATCATAGAGAGGCCAGCGTCGCAAGGATGGTGGCCGCAGACGATGCCGCACCCAGACCAGTCAGCAGCCCGCTGCTGCTTCCGCCAGTTCCAGTCTGCGTCTGGGTTCCGCCATATGGGCTTGCGCCCAAAGCCGTCAGAGGTATTTGGAGCTGCTGGAGCGGGAATTGCTGCGACTCAGCATAGGCCTGCCGCGCCGCATCCAACTGCGCCTGTTGCTGCTGTTGAATGAGAGACTGCGCACCAAGAGCGCCCGTTGCCCCGGTGAGGAAGGCTTCCTGACCAGCGCCAGCCAATCCACCCAGCGTTTGCGCACCCTGTATGCCGACCTGAGCACCAGTCAATCCAGCAGCCTGATTGAGCTGCTGCGCCTGCAAGTTGCGAGCAATGTCGGCCTGCGCTGCCGCTTGCGCCTGCTGAAAGTTCTGTCCGTAGAGGTTGGCCGCAAGTTGACCCGCCTGCTGCTGCGCCGCAGCATTGACGACGCCCTCCTGAATGGCCTGCCGCGATCCACCAAACGCCTTGGCTCTGACCGCATCAGCGTAGGCCTGGTTTAGGTTTGTCTGACGCTGCGTGTTCAGCGCCTCCAAAGAAGTGTCGATGACGTTCTTCGTATAGGGGTTCATGTAGGCTGACAGATCAGCATTGGCTAAATAGCCAGGCGTCACCTGCTGCGGTTGGTATTGCCCCGACTGCGCCGCCATCATCTGCGCCTGAGCAAACGCCGGTTGAGCCATTGCATAGTTATTCGAGATCGAGCCAATCGCGCTCAACTGACCGGGAGCCATGTTGGCGACGCGCTGGCCCTCATACGGCCCCAGCATCGTGTTGGAGATGTCATAGGCCGCAGAAAGGTTCTTGCGGCCAGCCTCCTGAACCCATTCTGGGTATTCGGTCTTATTGACCTGCGTTGTTGTTCCACCGCCACCAGACATGCTGTTCTCCTAAATATCCAGCGTGTGAGCCACCCAGCGCCTCTTCCAGCCTGGCGTTGCAACCTTTTCCCAGCCTAGTCTACCTGATCCAAGGATAAATTCACAGCCGTTAGCCCGCCCAAACTCCACCAACCTTGGCTGCATGTTCTTCAGCGTCTCAAGTTCCCCGGCGACCAGAACGATATTCAGGTATCGCTTTTGGGGCGCAACCCGAATTTCCGTGACCACAACCCCGTCATCGTCCGCAAACATCTGAAACGCGCCAGTATCCAATCCCGCAACCAGATCATCATAGCTGTGAGTGTCCAAACCATGCTTCAGAGCCTTCTTGATGCGCCTGACCAGTTCTGCCTTTTCCATCAGTAGCTCGGCGCTCCCGTCTGTCCAAGCGGAACAGATGTCGTCTGCAAGGTTCCAGTATCGCTGACCGTCACCTTCCAGACCGTTCCATTCGATGCCTGCAGCAGGATGCTTTCTACCGCCTCATTCCTGACGACGTTCAGCAACTGCGCCCGCTCAATCGCGCTGAACGAATAACGGAAATACTCGCGGTCATATCCGGCGGGCGGAGTTGGAAGGTTAAGCCTCATCGTCCGCCCCCTGCCGTCATCTCAAGCCGCACCTCACCGATGCTCCATTCTGAGTCCTCGGTTGCGGCGATCTTGATCCTGAAGTCACGCCCGGTCACCCGCATGTCGGTATAGCCGTCTGATCTCGGGTTGTACGGTCCAGACGTCGTCTCTGTGCCTTCAGGTGTAAACGATGAATAGACAGTCAACTGCGTCGAGTTGTAGCCGTAGCCGCTATCCGTGATCGCCTGCTTAACATGCGAGATCATGTTCCCATTTTGAGCATTGATCGAGCCGGTCTCGGCATATCTGGCTGTGGTGATCGGATCGCCAGCCGCCGTCCAACCATCCTCATGCTGATAGAGGTTTCCTTCCTCATCAGACGCCAATGGATAGTTGATGACGGTCGTTCCGCACGCAGCCGTGCGAGACATTTCGCCCACGCTCCACCAGGTCTCAGCATAAGAGAACATCAGATACTTGTCTGGATTGATCGAGCCATTCGACGGATACCAGAACCAGGCTTCAGGAAAGACGCCGTTATCAGATCCAAACGTCCAAAGGTGCGACGTCTGCGGATCAAGGTCTTCAAACACGAATGATCCAACATCGCATTGCATAGGACGAACGGTGCCGCCGTCGTAAATCCAGAAGGCCTCATTGCCCATCCAGATGCAGCGACCAGCAGTCGTTGCAAATGCTTGCGGGGCGATCAATCCGCACCCAAAGCCGATACGCTCAATCTGGTAGATGTATGGAAGGCCGACATAGCGCATCAGCCATGCTTCGTTCTCCGTCCAGATCAGCGTTCCTTCGCGAACGGGGGCACACATAACGATCTGGTTTTGAGTATCTAGATCGAGATAGCCAGCAGTGTTTGTAGGATCAGCAAAATCCCACTCGGTGTAATCCTCTGCCGATGACCATGCAACGCGACGCCCATTTCCGCCGCATCCAATCAGAACGCAATGGCGCTCAGGGGTGACGATAACGCCTCGGTTGTTTGTTGGAACGGGGGTTGTCGTTGTTACAGATCCGCCAGTTCCAGTTGTATTCGTCCCAGAGAGCGCAAAGGTGAACGTCGTATCGCTCGGCGTCGCCACAACGGTATGCGTTGCATTGAACGCGCCGAAACTGTTTCCACTGATGACGACAACCTGTCCAACGATATATCCGTGATGGTCAACTGTGGTGACGGTCGCTACGTTCGAGACGCGCACGATCGTTGTGATGGTACTTGTTCCAACTGGACCAGCGATGACCTCTCCATGGTTCCAATGCAGCAATCTGCCATCTGAGGAGGCTACTGCCAGAAGATCGCCACCCCAGTTATCGAACGTCCACGAGAATGACGGGACAAAAGCCTGCGTGGGGGGACGAGGATAGGTCGGATCAGTGTCTAACCCGTAATAGGTGTATCCGTAGTTATAGGCTCCATACCCGCCATATGATCCTGCACTTGCTGAAGTGAATCCAGAAGGCGTCCTGTCATCATAGGTTGATCCGCTCAGGATGTAGAGTTTGTTTTCGCATCCAATAGCCGTGTATGTCGCGCCATCTGCGCCGATCCATGGAAACAGACCGCGGATCGTGCTGCTAAGGGGTGATGACGTTACACGCTGCCACCCGCCAACAGGAAGCAGCTTTCCAGACCTCCAGCGGATTAGATTGGCGTCCCAATAACGCCCCTTCGTCTGGAGCGGTGTCGCCAGCTTCATCACGCCAGGAGGAACATTGATTGGTGCAAGTGGCATTGCAATCCCCGCGAATTACGGCTTGGTCGGCCAGTTAACATCCCAAGGAAACCCCGTCTGAGATGTTATGTCTCTGAGAGATTGACGATACGCTGCCCATGCCGTTTTGTCACCGGGAGCATCTGCAAGTTGCGTCCAGTCACAGTCGGAAAGACGAATGTTTCGGTCTTCGCGGACGTTCTTGGCCTGTGCGGCATCATGAGAAGCTTTGGTATCGTCGTCCATGTCGGCCAAGCTGTACTTGGTGAACCATTCGCCGCCGATCTGCTCAACGCCATCGCGGTAAACGGTTTGATAGCGTTCGGCAGTTGGCTGCGGACCTTCAAGAACGGGATCAGCGCCAAGTTGGTCTAGAACTTCAACAGTCGTGTGGTCCCATGAAGCGCCTGCAACCGTGCGAAACTCGCTCTCATACATGACTGCGCCAGTGGCGCGGATGCGGATTTCCATTTTGCTCTCCTTAAGCCACAGCCAAGAAAATATAGGTTCCACCAGAGGCATTGATGCCTGCGGCGGTGCTGACGATCTGGAAGCCGACGCTAGTGGTATAGACGCTGTTGGCGTTCACTTCAGCGGCGGTGCTGTTGAAAAGCAAAGATGGATCAGTGCCAGACACCATGCCACGAGCCGTGTCCCAAACATACCAATCGCCAGTACTATCTGTGCGCTTGATTAGGACAAAACGAGCGCCACCAGTAAAGCCGCAGTCAATAGTTTGCGTTGCGCCTGTTCCCGAGTATGAGCCGACCTTGCTTACACCAGAGCATGTGGCAAAGAGGTAAGCGACGTATGTTGCCGTCGAAGTGTTTACCTCAGATGCAGTTCCCACGCTGAACACGGAAGAGGTCGGCGTTGTGCTGTTCCAACGAGTTGCGCCCGTAGCCTTGGCCGCTGTCGTATTGAGAACAAGATATTCAGTGTTTGCCAACGCACTTGAGTAAACTTGCCATGCGGTTGCGCCAGATCTACCCTTCACAATCATGAGTTCTGGCACAACACCTAGATTGTGCGTTTGCGTTGTATTCGCGCCCGTCCCCGTATAGCACACTTCATCAAAGAAGCCGGGGGCGCGTTGAAGAAGGTAGTTAACAAACGTATCAGCGGAAGCATTTGTAATGGTTGACGTTGTGCCAACCTTCACACCATCCATAACATCCCAGGGGTTGGCCTGCAATATTGTAACACCAGCAGCGGTTTCTGCGGTTGTCGCACTGGTCGAAAGATACCCAGTTCCTGTAAGCCTAGAAGAAAGAAGGCTTGCAACAGTAGCGCCACGGTTCTTAATAAAAACAGCATCATCTTTCTGGCCGCCGGTCACAGTGACATTTGCGCCGGTTCCCGTGCGAGCATTGATGCCAAACACCTTCGTCGCATCAGTCGGCGTCTTCATCGGGCCGCGACGGATGGCGATGTAGATGTAGGGTTCAGAAACCAGACCTCCTACCCACGCAAAACCTGTTGCATTGACACGTACGCCTGTGTCTGACGATTCTGCGTTTTCTAAGTTTGGATTGAGTTCTTGATCGCCAGTTCCACTAGCGGTCATCCCTCTCATGCTGTCGTAAAGACGCCAGTTTCCTGCCGTTGTAATGCTTTTAACCATTACCCACTGCGGCTCATACCCAAGCGTCACAGTTGCAGTGCCGCTACCGTTAGTTGTAAACGACCCACACGTTATCACATTATCCGTGCCAGCCGCGCCAAAGCCGCCTGCGTTGGAGGCATATATGTAAGCGACGTATGTTCCACCGGAAGCATTTACAGTGGTATCTGTCCCAACGCTGAACACGCTACTAGTTGGGGCGGTATTATTCCAAACAGTTGTTGCAGATGCCTGCGCATTTGTAAGGTTCAGTTGAATGCTATACGCCGCAGATGTGAGGCCGCTGTGGTACACTTGCCAGTTTCCACCTGTTGCATCTGTCCTCTTAACGATAATACACCCCGGCGTTGAGCCAAGGTTGTGCGCTATTGTGCGGTTAGCGCCCGTGCCAGTGTAAGACACAATATTGAAGAATTTTGCCTGCTTGCGAAAGGACCACGATACATAATTGTGGTTTGTATAATAGTTGTTTACAGACCAAGCTGAATCGTCCTTAAGGGAAAACCCCGACGTTGTAAAATCTATACCTGATCCTGAAGAGCCAGTGGTTGTTGTGTAGCCCGCTGTGCTACTAATAAGCGAAGATGATGTTCCAGAACTGGTGAGAAATTTAAGACCCCTTAAAGCCCCAGTAGTTTCGGTATCATAGAAAACATTCCCACGGTTTGCGGCTGTCCTGTCCTTAAACCAGACAAGCCCACCCTTCCCATCTAGGTTAACCCCATTTGTAATTGTTCGCGCAGCACCTGTTCCCACATACAGGTAAGTAGAAAACACATCTTCGATGTAATTTAACTGCGCGGTTCCTCCAGAACCCCCAAAGCCAAAGGCCCGAGCTGATGCTGAACCCTCTGTAATGACTGTCGGCATGTTTTATCCTCAAGCAAACTTGGTCTGAGACGCAAAGACCGTGAAAGCCGCGCTTCCCGTCTTTACGATGGTGTAGGTGTAGATATCAACGGAAGACGCATTGCCAGCCGTGGGAGCCGTGCCACCCTGCCATTTCGGTGTGACAGACGAGCCGTCCACTTGTACCGCGCTGTTGTAATACGCAGTCGTTCCCTGCGTCACAAGAAACGCCACCGTAATCATCTGGCCTGTTGTCATTAGCGTATTGAGCGACGTTCCAGATGATCCACGAAAGTTGACCGTCCAGTTGGCGGATGCGTTGCTAGTGTAATACAGCACTGATTGCGTCGTCACATCGTAGTTGATGGTCCCGGTTGCCGCTGTGGCTGAAACCGTCGCTGGCTCGACAATGTTGTAAAATGCTGCGGCAATCTTGGAGCTGGTTCCGGCAAACGTCTGGGTGCCGGTCCATGTGTTATCGGCAGAGAGGCTAATGCCAGATGCAGGCGCCGTAGACTGCCAGGTCGTTCCATTGCTGGTTAGAACATTTCCGTTGGTTCCAGGAGCTACAAGTTGGACCGCAGATGTCCCATTTCCAAGGATCACATTATTTGCAGTCAAAGATGCAGCGCCAGTTCCACCCTGAGCCACCCCAAGGATTGCAGACCCGGCAAACGATCCATTGACCGTCAACGTCTTCCCAGACCCAATATTAACGCCAACAGAGGTTCCAGTGCCTGCCGCCGCAAACAGAGCGTCAATGCTTGTCAGGTCGGTATTTAGCTTCGTTCCCCAGGAGTCACGGCTTGCGCCTACCTCTGGAAGCGTCAGGTTCAGGTTTGCGGTATATGAATCGGCCATCGAACTGTCTCCTATGCGGCTCGCTGCCATGTGTTCTGAGGCTTTGGAATATCATTCCAAGTGTTCTCTGGCGCAGGAACCACGCCCCATGACGTAACAGGCGTCGGGGCGACGCCCCATGATGTCGTAGGAGCCGGGACTGGCCCCCATGTGTCGGATGGCGTCGGTATCGGATGCCAGCCAATGTCTTTTCCGACTGCCGATACTACACACGTTCCTTGCGCCGATCCAGCACTTGCGGCGGTAGAAGATCCAATGCCTGCCGCGTTGCCGATCCCAACAGCCGATCCGACCATGTAGGCATTGGCTGCAAGAACGCCGGATGCTGTCGAAGTCCCAGCCGCCAAACCAACGCCAGTGACAAAGTTGATCCCAGCCCCAACCGCAGTCGCCGTCGATGTTCCAGCCGCAGAACCCGTTGCCGCGGCTATGGGCGTTGCAATCGCCGCCGCCGTCGATGTTCCAGCGGCAGATCCGACAGCCGCCGATATGACAGACCCAACAGCCTGCGCCGTTGATGTTCCGTCCGCAGAACCAACAGCCGCCGCCGTAGACGCCCCAACCGCGGTGACGGTAGACGTTCCTACCGCAGAACCAACGCCAGCCGCTATGGCCTCGCTGACTGCGCTGACTGTCGACGTTCCTGCTGCAGAGCCAATGCCTGCCGATGTAGATGCACCAACAGCATCGGCAGTTGAGGTTCCTGCTGCAGAGCCAACCGCCTCTGCAATCGAGGATGTAAACGCATCGGCTGTTGATGTTCCTGCCGCAGAACCAACAGCGGCAGAAATCGCCTCGATAATACCTGTTGCCGTTGAGGTTCCAACAGCCGTTCCAACGGCGGCGGACACAGCACCCTGCTGCTGCGCCGATCCCGATATGGGAAAGGCGGCAATCGGTTGTGATGCTATGCCAAAATCAGCCATATCTGTTCCACGATTGGACTATGCCGATAGTACCATTTCTGCGGCCTTGGCGCTAACGTCGGCCACCCTGCTGCTCCAGCCTTTGCCAAACGTCTCAAACGTGGACAGACGCTTCAGGAAATCCATTCGCAAGTCACAGAGTGTTTCCGCGACTTCCTTGGCATCGCAGGCATGGATTGCATCGAGCGATCGTGGACCAATGAGACCGTCAACCGGAACGCCGGAAATCTCTTGCAGCAGTTTGGCGGCTTTCACTGGACCGCTGTTTACTGCCAGATCGAAGGCCGCATAGTCCACGCCAGACGGAAGCTGGTCACCCTTGATCTTGTCCCAATAAAGCGCCTTGTAGAACGGCTTGACGCGATCGGGCGTCAGAGAGCGCATGTCTGCCTCAGACACATCGCGGCCAAGGTAGTTCTCCCAGTTTCTGCGGGTGACGCCGAGGTTCGTCATGCCACCTGGGTCTTTTGGGTGATCGACAAAGCCACCCTCATGCTTGATGACCATTTCAAAGCAGGCGTCCCAGTTCTCTTTCATATCACTTGTCCTTTGCCGCCAGAGCGTCGGTCTTGGCCTTCGATCCCGCCGATGATCCGAAATAGAAGTTCATCACGCCGGTCCATGCAGTTCCAAGAGCACCCAGCATCATCAAGAGCGCCTCAGTTCCTGTCTGCGGCATCCCATGAAACAGCATCCAGACCAAGATGCCAAAGAAACCAATCGTGATGACAACTGCCAGAAGCTTTGGAACCCAGTCCTTGGTTTCAGACTGCAGCTTGCGGGCACTGTCTCGATCCCCTGCGGCAATCCGCTCAAGATCAATATCCAACTCCTTCATGTGGATTTTGAAATCTGCGTCGATCCTCTTCAATGCGGCAAGCTGATCTGGCGTCGCGACGGCCATTGCAGCCTTCACGTCGTCTTCAGAGCCGTTTTCATGACCCAGCAGCACGTTGGATATGGTCTTGACCGCAATGCCAGCCAGCGGGCCTCCTAGGGCTGTTGCGATGGTAGGTGCTACTTGCCCAAGCAGCGGCCCGAATTGATCAAGCAAGCCCATGTAATCACCTCAATGGAAGATTGCGATTGATAGCAGCGCGAGGATGGCAAGAACTGTAGCGAACAGGATGACGCCGACGCTCCAAGTAGCAACGTCATCCATCATCTCAGCCCTTTCGTTAGCGGCCTTGACTTCCGCAGCTTTGATTTCTTTCTTGATTCGAGTTGTAGCGGCAACAACCTCATCCCATGCAGCAAGCCCAAACTCGCTGATAAAATGGTTCTTGAGATCAGCCATCATCTGATCGGCTTCGGCCTTTGCGGCATAAGCTTCCATCGCCATCTGTTCGGCGGTCTTGCCAGATAGCAAACTGGCCTTTGGAGGCTCTGCGGCGATACGCGTGATGTGGGCGACGCTATCAAACAGAGACCCTAAATCCTTCGCCATCCCCTGAAGCTCTTTGCCAACGGCGATACCGCCCTTAATGGCTTCATAGCTTCCCTTGGCGATTGCAAGGATCGTAATCGGGTCCATTATTTGTCCGCCTTGCCATCAAGCTTGTCGTATATGCGCTGAAACATGTATTCAATGTGCTCCATGCGCTTGTCTAGGTCTTCCTTCATGACATAGGTTTTTGGCATATCGACTTCGATCCGATGAACGTCGTCCTTCAACATCTGAACTGAATCCCATAATTGACGCGCAAACCATCCTCCAATCCCGATGGCTGAACCGGCGACAAGATTGAATAGGTTCTGCGTGTCCATGTTTATTCCTGCACTTCGATCAAGACCCAACTGGTTTGCGCCTCATCCCAACGATACAGCTTCCCATCATCAGGATAGGTCACTGGGGCTTCCCACAACCATGTCGTCTGATTCAAAGTCCATGACGGATAGGGCTGCGGCGGATAGAAAACGTCATTGGACTGATCGTAGATATAGTCAATGCCAGCGTAGTTGCCCCGCAGAGCCTCGCCATTATCTGGATCGCCATCCGGCCCATAGTGAATCCCGCCACGAGTATTGTAGCTGGTCTGTATCCACTGACCGGGCGAACTATCGACAAACGTGTCAAAGAAATCTTGTTCAGCGACGATCACTTGGATGACCTTGCCATCCAGAACTTTGGCGAAGTGGCTCATGCCGTGTAGCTCCCTGAAGCCGTAAACGTCATAATGGTATTGCTACCACTGGTCGTAACTGTCGGAGAACCTGTTGTGGTGCCGCTATAGTTTACGGTTGGAACAGAAAGAATGACTACCCCAGAGCCACCCGCCCCCGACGCAAAACTTGCACTATATCCGCCGCCGCCGCCGCCACCCGTATTCGCAGTACCGGCCACGCCAGCAAGGCTTCCCGTTTGCTGCGCTCCCGCACCGCCCCCGCCCGCACCGCCTGAACCTCGCGTAACTTGCCCGCCACCGCCGCCCCCGCCAGCGTAAGTAACAGACGCTCCGGTAATGGACGAGGCGGTTCCAGCGCCGCCCGCGCCGCCTGTTGTGCTTACGCCCGCGCTACCAACGGCGCTTGCGCCGCCGCCGCCGCCAGCGGCAGTTCCGCCTGTAGCAACGGCAAGGCCGCCATTGTTTCCTTGCCCTGACGTTCCTGAACCAACCGCACCAGTAGCAAACGGAGTTGTTGATGCGGTCCCAGCCCCACCACCTGATCCGCCAGATAGGCCATTCTGCAAAGTATTACTTGACGCGCCACCGCCGCCACCGCCGGTAGATGTAATAGCACTAAAAACGGAATTGTTTCCGTTTGTTCCTCTAGCGCTAACTGCGCCTCCTGCGCCGCCGCCACCAACCGTAATGGTATAAGAAGTTCCATTTGCTAAAACTGCAGTTGAAGTTTGATAACCACCAGCGCCGCCGCCGCCAAACCCGCCGCCACCAGCACCACCCGCAACAACGAGGTATGTCGCCTCATAATTAAAGGGACTTCTTGCAACTGATGAATATGCAAGCCAGCCCTGTGTTGAATCAATATAAACGATACTGACGCTTGATCTTCCTGTTGAAAGAACAGCGTTAGCTGCAAGTCCGTTTATGTTTGAACCGTTTCTTCCTAAAGTTACATTGTTAGTATTGAACGTCCCGGCATAGTCCGTAATGTGAACAACTTGCCCAGCAACAGGAGATGCCGGAAGCGTGACTGTCACTGCACCAGATGTCGTATTAACTGGATATGCGTTGCCAGCAACAGCCGTGAAGTTGCCGGTCTGAACGGATTGCCATGCCAGGTTGCCGCCATTAGCAAACGGCAGAACACCTGTCACGCCTGTAGTAAGTGGCAAACCAGTGGCATTTGTCAGTGTCGCCGAAACAGGCGTCCCTAGTGCTGTCACATTACCAGACGCATTCAACTGCGGAGACCTAGACGCCGCCATCGTGATAAATACGTCTTTAGTTCCAGCAGAGAACGTAACGGTCGATCCAGCATTTGATGATGAATAGACGGTTGTTCGGCTGAACGTGTTTGCGGACGTGTACGTTCCTAGGCCGACTTCCCACTCGTCGAGTGTTTGGTGCTGGATGCAGTAATAAAAAGTGTCGCTGACGGACAAAACAGCAGAAAACGTCCGATAGCCGGTTGGCGCAGTTCCCGATACGGAAAACGCGCCAGAGCCAGCCGTGCTCGATGTGTCTCGAACACGATCTGCTGTAATAAAAGCCATCGGCTTTAGTCCTCAGTAATGGTGGATGCGGTCGTCAGGCGAGGCGTTACGCCGGAGCTGACAGAAATGCTCGGGCTGACAGTGCCGCTGTAGTACAGGACGCCCGCGCCGCTTGATGCAGACCCAACGCCAAAATAGGTGATCGTGTTTGTGCCGCCAGTACAGTTGGCGAAGTCGATGTTGGCAACGGGTGACACGCTGTTGTTCGTCACCGTCCAGCCGCCAGTCGTGCGGAGAACAGCCACGCGAGCGTAGCCCGTATACGTCGCCTCGCTGGTAGACTGGTCGCCAGCCTCGCCAGGATCAGCCGTGTGGAGCGACACATAGAGATTGGTCAGCGGAGATGACGCCGCGTTATCTGCAAGATTGGCGATCGCCGTCGCGTTGAAGATCAGTTTAAGCAGAGAGTTTTCAAAAGCGTTAGACTTGGACATGGTAGCTCCTTATCCGTAGACCCGCGTCGGTCTTGCGACCAGCGGAGATCCGCTATGCAGCGATTTTTGTGATTCATCCTGCAACGATTGAACGCGAGCAAGGTATATCTGCCCAAATGTGCCCATTCGAGCATCATCCATCAGGAATGGAGCGGCGTGGCTGAGTGCGCCGTAGAGATAGACGTCAGGAGCCTTGGTCAAAAGCCAGTTCGTCGTGTTTGTCACCGACAACGCTGGGATTTTTCCGTAGTACACCATGTCGATCGTCAATTCGTCAGCAGATGGCGGAACCAGCTCAATGATGCCAGTGGTCATCGAGTAGAACCTGGTGCTGGTGTAGACCTGAGCCTTGTT